GTCTTGAACGACAACTCGATCAAGGACAGATACCTATAGTTTTTCAGTGGTATCGAAAACAGATAATTAATAATTACCTTTAAACGAGAGCTAATAGCTTCCTCTATTAGTAGCATGGCAACTGCAGAGCAGTTGGCCGAAGTTGCTGAACTAATGGCTTTTATCTCAGATGGAGAGCCGATGGCGGAGGAGGACCTCAACGCCGCGCCGGTTTCTACATTCGAACAAACTTGTTCACCCGGAGATAAAGTATTCATGTCACTTGACTTGAATGAAGCGACATATAACATGCCGCACCAGCTTCTGGAAGCTCAGATGCCGGTCCTCGATAAGCTTATGGAGGACTTTCCCGTCTGGCAATGCTTCAGGGAGTTGTTCGTATGTTTCGAACGCGAAATCGATATGACAAACGTCATCGAAGAAGGTTACTGGAGTGGTCCAGAGACCGTAATGACCAAAACTGGTTCATTTATGGGAGACGTAATGTCTTTTATCCATCTCTCCATCCTTTTAAGGACTTCAGTAATTACTGCGGAGGGAGGAGGAAAACGGGCCATTGGCCAGTCTGTTGGGGATGATCTCATCCTCATGGCGGTTAAGTTTCGCTTAGCCGAACGGTTGAAAGTAATACTCTCAGCCTTAGCTGCAAAATTTAGTAAAATCAATTCGATTTCTAAAGATGCAATGACGTTCTGTGAACAGAATGCCTGTCGTATTATCGACTTAGAGGAGTTGCGTAGTAGCATTCCTAAGGAATCCATTTTCGGAGACCTTGTACTGCTTGACAATGTCAAAGGCAGTTTATTGTCTGGGAAGAGCAAGGTTAAATCCAATGGATCGACCCCTTTCTTCGGACATGCATCAATGCTTAATAAGCAATTGGATTATGAGTCGCTTGACTACATAAAGAAACGTGCAACCACGTTCCTATGGGAATCAAATTACCACAACGCGCGCAAGCTCGCTGGGGCAAATCCCTCACTGCCGAGGTCACTCGGTGGAATCGACCTAGCGGTCGGTCCTCAAATAACTTTCGAGGACGAAAGGTTCCAAACAGAACTATTACCTTACTATCTAGCGATAGGATTACACGAAGATGACAATGTCTACTTTGCATTCTCTGCATTACTGCAAGGGATTTATATGTCGGAAGCCAAAGGCATTCCGTATGAGAACTCGTTAAAAACGGTTTCAGAAATCGTCCAAAATTTGGAAACGATTAGGATCAAAGATCTCAATGAGCTCTTACCTGATCCGGAAGACCACGTTCTTTGGAACGGGGATAAGCTTCGGAAAATTCAGAAGCGTGGGCTGGTCCGTCTGGACTGGCTAGTTGGGGAAGTCTCGCGCCGATCGGCATTCGAGTCCCTATGGAATCCACCTTTAAACGTGGACGGGTCGCGTAAGAAGCGACCTCATGTAACGCTCCCAATTAAGGAGCCGTTCAACCGCTGGAAAGCAGTTTGGATCGAGATTAAAAGGAATTTTAAACCTCGGTTTGATCCGTCTATTAAGACTATGAAGCAGCTAGACTTGCTGTTTCGAGACCGTTCCTGGAATGTTTGGTTTAACAAGGAGGATCCTGCGATCGCTGATGCGATCGGGGGTGTTCCTTCGTTATTCATGGACATGAAGAAGGATGAGCCAAAACTAATTGGCAATAAAAACTAAGTAATTGCTTAGTGGTTAAATTAAGGAAGTAAAATTCCTATAGACACAATTGATAATAAATAATTGTGGAAAAGAATCTTAATAAGATTCTGAGTGGAGGTTTCAAATTTGAACATTCGACTGTTAGACCAACGGTTGTCGGTCCCTATAGTTGTTCTTCTTTCGCTTTGGCGAAAGCAGTTCACAACTCTTCATAGGTTAACCCACCGTTCGTTGATAATTGTCTTGATCCCACTCCATCGGAGCTTCCGGAGTAGCCGCATTTCAGCGTCTCAAGGAGCATCTTAATTACCACTTAATAAGTGTGTTAAAACCTAAGGTTTTAAAAAAGTTAAAA